ATGCCGATGGCGCCTGCCGAACTCGTAAGCGGCTTGCCGTCTTTGCCGAACTGCTGATGGTTGGATTCGGTGCCCCACATGATGTTCGTGAGCCGGTCGACATCTGTCGGGGCCACTTTGGTGGCCGCGCCCCGCACGGCGTTTGTGGCCGCGCCTACCGCCACCCGGGTGTCCATCTCTTTGGTGATAAGCCCCTGGGTGCGCAGTAGGTCGTCAGCGTCCATTTGGCTGGAATACTTCTTGAGGTAAGCGTCGGCATAGCCGATGTCGTTTTTCTGCAGGGCTGTTTCGAGCGCCACTTTGTGCGCGTTGCTGGTGGCCTTCTGCGCTTGCACCTCGGCCCATTCGGCGGACTTGCCCAGTAGCCGCGACTGGTCGTACACCGCTGCGCGGATGGACGTTACCGCCAGGTCGATCACCTCGGGGTTGTTGTAGTTCAACCCTATCTCTTGCATGCGGGTGCTGATCGTGGCATCGCGAACCGACATGGTGTAGCTCTGATACTGCTCGGTTTCATGCCGCATTGCTGTCGTTTGGAATGCAGTCCGCATTTCCATGGCATGCCGCTGGAACGCCTGTTTCTGCACGTCGTTGCCTAGCCCGCCCGCGATGTCATCCAGCTGCTTGCGCAGGTTTTCACCATACTCCTCAGTTAGGGGTTTGCCGTCTGGGCGCTGCAGGGCATTGATGCCTTTAAGGTTCGTGAAACCCTGTTGGGGGTCGAACGTCAGCTTCATGGCCGCTTCTTTGGCCTGATTGACCGCATCATCGACTCGCAGCTGATTGGCCTGGGCTTGCATGTCCTGCGCGATACGGCCGGCCACGCCCCCCGCGCCCACCATCGCCTGCCCGAGGTGCTGTGTTTGCGCGTTGGCCACATCAGGCATGTCAGGGGTCTGCAGGAACACCGGCCGCGGCCCTGCATCCTGTACCTGGGGTGTGTCGTACGTTGGAACTTTTGCCATGGTGGCGCCTTATTGGGTGTACCACTTCCGCGACTTGCCCATGCTAGCAATCGGGTCGTCGGTCATGTTGGCTTTCATTTCGTCCAGCGCGCCGGACTTGTTCAGGGCGTACCAGTTGCCCGCCACCTGGCCCGCACCCGTCAAAAGGGACGTGGCCCCTGCCGCCACGGGGCTGATGCTTTTTGCTGTAGCACGTTTGATCAGCGCTTCGTTTTCAAAATTGACCTCCTGCGTGCGGTACCCCCAGGCCGAGCGAATGGCGTTTGTGCGGATTTGGTTCGCGTCAATCTCCCCCATCACATCGGTGGTAGTCAGTACGTTGACCGCGCTGTCTGACCCCAGATCCACACCATTGGCAGCGAACCCCACCCGCTGCGCGCTTTTCAACCCAGCGGTACGCAACCGCGCTGTTTGTTCGGTTTTCTGCCCTGCTTCCAAAGTGGCCTGGGCCGCCAACTCGGCAATCTTGGCATTCTCATGCGCAACGTCAGCCGCGCCTTCAAGCATGATTTTCTGGGTTTTGGCGCCGTAGTACGCGCCCACCGTGGACATGGCTACGCCCGCCCCTTGCATCCCTAGGCTGGCCTGCGCCGCGCTGCTCGAATTGAAACCCATGGTGGCTCCTACTTTGGGTGTATCTTACCCGCCCAAGGCGATTTCTAGGGTCAGAGATACGATGGTCAAGGGCAGTGGATCGCTTTGGCGAATGAAGACCTGCCCGCTATCCCCCCAGGATGGCTTGATGTCGATAGGGATTTCCCGGCTTTTGAGCCGAGGTGGGGTGCCGTAGGGTTCATCACTGCGCTGTTTGGCCGCCGTCAAGTTGTCGGCATCAGGCCCCATGAAAATGCCTGAGGACTGGTTAACCCTAAGCCACCCGCGATTGACGTTCTTGAAGCGCCCCTGACCAAATGCCCCATCTATCTGCATGGCTGCCGGCAAGGTCTGCAGGTCCGCCGTGATCGGCAAGCCGATGGTGACTTTGGACGCCGCCTGATCCAGCGTGATCGCCCCAGCCGTCACCACCCGCTGCGGGTGCACGGCGCCGTCTGCCAGGATGCTGACCGTCTTGCCTTCCAAATGCCCGAGGCCCGAGATATTGGTGGCGGGCGCCCCGCTGTAGGTCAAGCCGCAATCTACAAAAAACGCGTCAGCCAGGGTGGCAAACTGCCGGCTAGCCAGCCGTTCAACGTAGCGCTTTGTTGCGCCGTTGATGGTGCGCCGAACAACCACATACAAGGCATCTTCGTTGCCTTCAGCTACCACTGCGCAGGATTCGAAGGAGCCATCTGTATCGTGCTGGTGCCAGGCACCCACTTGCTGCTCGGGCACATAGGTCAACCCTAGCAGCTTGCCGTTGCTACTCACAAACCAGCAAACAGGATATGGACTTTTGGCGTATGTCAGGTCACTGATCGTCAGGCCGTCGAACAGGTGAGGAGCGCGCAGGGACAGATCGCCGGTCAGGTACCCGTTGGCCTGCCAGTTGTAGGCCAGTTCGCGCACGTGCCCGCCGCGGGCCGCGGTGTAAATAATGTTGTTGTTGATCACCACTGGTTGGGCTTGGGCTGCGCCGATGTAGCTTTGCGGCTTGACGCTGATAGAGCTCGGGGTGATAGCGTCGGTGTTGACCGATGTAACCCGCCATTCGGCCGCGCTGGTCAATAGCACCAGGTTCTGCAGTGGCACAATATGCCGGATGGTGTTGGCCTCCCGCGCCGCGACTTTGATGTTGATCGAATCATCGTCGCGAGTTGGCAGCGAATACGACAGATTGGATTCCGTGCCCGAGCGGGTGGCCCACAGCGTTTGCGGGTTGTTGGTAGTGCCCCCGAAACATCTGCGCTGTTCATAGTAGCTAACAGCCCCTGGGTAGTTGCCTGCACCTGTGAAAGGGGTGTACTGCTGTGGTGGGGTTTTGGACAAATCGGGCGTGATGTTGTCATCAACAAATGACAGGCCATCGGTCTGGCCGATGTACCCATAGAGCCCGTTGGATTGGCGGTATATGTTGTAGCGCTGCGCCCCGGTGGCTGCGGCCCACCCAATGGTGTTGTACGCTCCGGTCTGTAGCAAGTTGTTGGCGCAATTCGCAGACGCGCTCGCGAGCGACTCTTCTAGCACCCCCGCACCCACCGTGGTGACCACATAGTAAAATGTCGTGGTAGCGGGCCCAGGCGACAGCGTAGCGGTTGCCGTGACCGACCCCGGGGCTGCCAAAGACGAGGCAAACGTGATTGTCGTTAGCGACCAAGACAGTGCCCCTAACCGTCGCAACTCCGCGGGGGCAAACGAGGGGTGTACGATGGTCAGCACATCCGCGCTTTGCACATAGTGCAAATCAAAAAGCGCCGCCTCGGTGTACGACGTGGCTATTTCGTAAGCCACTCCAGGACTCGATTCCAGCGTAGCACCGTTGGTGTGGAAACGGATATACCCCGCGCCAAACTCCAGGATCATCGTCTGGGTGGTGCTGTAACTGAAGGGAATGACGCGGACCAGTTTCGTGCTGTCTTTGACCTCTCGGACAAACCCCGTCCCTGGCCGGTTTGTCGCAGGGCCGTGAGGTAGCGAGATGAAGTTGCGCATGAGCGCGGCGCCGCTTTGATATTTGGCATCATCTATGCGGCCAAAGAACTCGGGCGTGACTTCGCCACCAGCAAAAGACCGTTCAAGAACGCGAATGCCGCCAGCCATTATCGGCCCCCCACCCAGGGAACGACTTGCTCAACAGTGACCTGCTGCTGGTTGGCGTCGGCTGATGCCGCCTTGCCCAACCAATGCTCCATCATCGCGGCGCACCGCTTAGCTTCTGCCGCCCCTGCATCCCCTTTCCACACAGGGCCTGCGAGCATGCTGGCCAAGTGCCAGGTGAGAGTTAGCGTGAACAGCGAGGAGAAACGGCCCGTGTCGGTCACCCGGTAGATATAGCGTAGGGTCGCCTCTTCTTGATCGGTGTAGATCACGGCGTTGCCGAGGTCATCCACCTCAGACACAAAATCTTGCGGCACATACGTACCTTGCGTGAAGTCATTTGTGGTCCCAGGGGGTAGCACCGCTAGTAGAGATATGGCGTCGTTGGGTTGGGCGTAGCAGTGCTCCCAGGCCGGCACCGTAGCAACCAGTTCAGGGAGCACAATGCGCCGGGTGGCGAAGCCCCAAGGGTGCATTTCCAGCAAACTGTCACGCGCAATTGGGTAGAACCGGGCGCAGTGCTCGGCTTGCGCGGACCCTTCAGGCGGATCGAAGCTGGCAACCGTGGCCGCGTCCCCGATGTGCCCGAGAGCGATATTCGCGATGTCCAGCTCTGACGCCATACAACCTCCAAATGGAAAAGGGCTGGCCGGAGACAGCCAGCCCTTACAAGGGTGCTACCAATTACACCAGCGATTGCCCATCGTCGTCCGCCTTGGCTTTCTTGCGGCCTTTGACCAGCAATGCGGGCTCTGGAGCGACTTCCTCCAGGGCTTCCCATTGCGTGCTCTTGGGGCCGTCATACTCAAACTCGGCCCCGGCCTCATACAGCTGATGCTCTACAAACGTTCGGGACAGTGCGCGGTATTTCATGTGAGCCCCTGATTAGACGACAGTAAACCCACTGGCGTAAAACTTCTTGCCGTCCTGGATGTCGTGCACCACGTCAGTCGTGACCGTGCCCGCGCCGAAGGTGCCGACGATAGTGTATCGAGCGCCGAAATAACGACGACCCAGGGAGGCGATCTGCGGCTGCAAGTGCACCGCTGTGTTGTATCCAGCTACCAAAGATGCTGCGGCGATGGCGCCACTCGCCCCCACTACAGTGACGTTGGTGGTTAGGGCCGCGTCGTCCGCGACCACCGCCTCAAAGTTGACTGACGTGCCGCCCGTCAGCGCCGTGGGGACCGCGAAATTCATGTACAAATTTTCGCCTTCCCCGATGTCTCGTGCTTGCGTCAAGTCCACTTTGTCGGTGCTGACCGCCGTAGTGGTCAGGGCTTGCGCGGTAGATACCCGCAGGTTGATATCAGTGATCATGATTATTTCCTTTGTGTGAGTGCGTAGGCCAGGGCTCAGGTCAGGGCTTATGTCACGCGGGTCTCAGCATTGCTGAGTGCGTCCACCTTGCGCAGCGGAATGCCCAGGAACGACAGCCAAGACATGGGCGTGCCAAACTGCGTCAAGCCTTGCTCGATTTTCAACACATATTGGCTCTTGTCCATGGCCGCAATGCTCAAGCCGCTGTGTACAGTGCGGTTCATATAGAACGCGCCCTTGCCCATGGCTTGGCTGGGGATGCGATACATGGCGCGAACCATCAGCTTGATCAGCGCCGTAGCAGCAGAAGCTGCTTGCGTGCCGGTTTGGGCCATCAAATCGGACACGTCAATGTTCGCGATGCGGACCACGTAGCGCCAATCTTTCACCACCAGGCCGTTTTTCCATTGATACCGGGTGGCCAGTGCTTGCATGCGTGATCCGTCACTGTTGTAGACCGTTTGCTCGCCCAAATCCTCATGCATCAGGCCTGCTTGTGACCCTTTGGGGAAGGGGCAATAGACCGTGTTGTCGGACCAGAACACCAGGAACACCGAGGTGTTGTCAGAGCCGGAGCCGCCTGCATCAAGGATGTTTGTCGCGTTGCCTGCTGACAGGCTACCGTATCGGGGAGCCAATCCGAGATACTGTTTAGGATCGGTGCCAGGG